CCCCTTCCACAAGAGCACCGTACAAACCAACGATTGCCATAATGCCTGTGAGCAAGAGTCCAGCGTTAAACATTCCCTGATGTATTTCATCTTTGTCCAATTTACCAAGAATCTTAACTGACTCAGCCATGAGTAATATAGCAATGCCTAAACCCGCTAATCCGGATTTCAAGCCGTCAATTTTAACTCCGCCTTTTCCGATAGATGCAGAAGCAGATGACAGCTTATCCATAACATAAGTCATCACGGCCAATACGCCAACTAAGATAAGCATGGCTTCTTCGGCATTGTGGAGTGCATCAGTATTGATTGTTGATAAAATGAACAATGATCCAGCAAGAATAGCAATTGCAATTGCCAAATCCTTAACACCCTCAGCACGGGTTTTGAACGCTTTAGCTTTGAGAACTTTTGAAAAACTCTTCACGACTTTGGCAACATTATTCAAAATTTTCGGAACCTTCTTTG